GTTGAAGGTTCTCAGGTGTTTGGTCTTCTGCTCTTAGCATTCTCCAACGTGCTCGCGCACATCCCCACATGAGATAAGCTCTTATTGACGAATCGTATTCTGACTCATCTAAGGCATAACCTTTCTTAAACATCTTAAGCTTGCGATATAAACGGTCCCAATTTCCTTTCAAGGGACTCATTCCAATACCGGATGAACTCCGCAGATGTGAAGCATTCATTTTCTCATTCATATCTGCAAACAGTCGATTTCCATGAACAGTACCATCGACTGCGCCTGCCGTAAAAGTGCGAATCTTATTCAGCCTAGTCTTTTCCTCAGGTCTTATCTCCTCTTTTAAAGAGTTCGTAAAGACAAAACTATACTCATCATTGAGTAAATTGTCCCAATCCTTCTCCAACCACGGAATAATTTCCGGGCAGTTCTCAAAGAGATCTTTCTTCTTTGGATAATGAACATTAAATGGATATCCGGATGATGTTGTCTTATCGAGATCTTGTATGACCTCAGCAACACTACGAATTCTTGCGCCACCCATATAAGGATAGAAATGTTGTTCTGTCCAATCCCAGGCTAGATTCATTGCTCTAGTTTGTTCATTTGACATCCATGGGATATTCTTTGCATACTTTGCAAAAGATTTATATGCTGCTTCCTGGTTAGGCACAGGGAGTCCCCAAGCTGGATCCTCTTGTATACCGATATCATCAATAAATGACTTCACATAAATATCGGCGGATCTAGCATTTTTATAGCGTGGGAAACGCTGAACTTGCATGACTATTGGAAAATGTGTTTCCGGTAGCCACTTCTGATGGTCATCAGATATAAATGCTTCTTCACTAAATAAAGAGGCCCCATCCTTCTCCTTAAATTGAGAAGGATACCGTTCATAGAACGGCCTCTAATCAAAGATTCTGGGAGAGGGGGCGGGACTGAAAAAGCAGCCCATCATGCGCTGTAAACGCATTTTCCTTCATTTCCGTGATCCATTGTTCTGTTATTGGTTCAAACCTTCCAAAGGTTTTCCCATTTCCATGGGTCCATAATCCAACAATATAACCATCTGTAGTTAATACGGGAGATGTACAATCTCCTGGACGTGTAGCTGCATTACACCAACCTAAGGTGCTTGCAAAGCCTTGTATCACATCCGGGGTACTCTTCTCTCCGTTCCCAAATCCAAAGACTGAGACAATAGAAGCCTCCTCTAAAACTTTCAAGTGCTTCGTCTTAAAGGGGGAGCTGGTTCCACAAATTGGAAAATATCCAATTTCATCATTCATTAAGGTAAATTTCTCTAAAGGAAGTTGAACAGAATGTTGG